ATCTTCATATGCATACCCTCCTCCATGAGTTCTTCTATAAGCTAAATAATTAGTTACTAACTCTCTAAACTCTTTAGTTGGTTCACGTGATACATTACCTATAGTTTTTGATATGAACGACTTTCCAGAGCCTGTAGGAGCATTACAGACTACAAATTTATAACCATCAGTAAAAGCTTGATCAATATTTTTAAGTAACTTTACTTGAGCTGGATTCGGAGTAAATTTATCCGGAAAACTTTTTAACAAACCACCTATCACACCTTATTATATATTGTTTCCATCTGATGGCAATATATATACAAGATTGTCATATAGCTTAGACTTTGACGTACTATCTAGAAATTTTACTCTTGTTAATTGTTTTTTAGGTATAAAAGAGCTTAAATGGTAATTTAAAACTCCTATCTCCTCATCATTTTCAAGCTTATATGGGTATGGTATTTCGTAGTTTTTATTTACCCCGTTTATTTCTAATGTAAAATTTATATAATACTGTTTGATTTGAAAGATTTTAAATCTACCTTTCTTAAGAACTTTTTTATCCGTTCTTATAATTATGTCTTTTAATAAGCTACA